ATAAAGTCTATCCCCTGGTCTGCGGATATGACAGATACTCCGCTCAGTATTTGGTGCAAGACTTGGAAACTTTCGGATTCCACATGGAATCGGTATTCCAGGGCTACAACTTGACCGGCATTGAGGACAACCTGGAGGGCATGCTGCGCAACGGGACGTTCCGCTGCGCGGACGACAACGATTTGCTAAAAATCCATTTACTGGACAGCGCCCAGATGATGGAGAGCAGCACCAGCGCCCACGCCCGGAAAAAGTTGGTGAAAATCAGCAAGTACGCTCACGTGGACGGCGTGGCGGCGATCCTGGACGCGCTGTGTATGCGACAAAACCACTGGGCCGAATACGGCGAACGATTGAAAAACGCGAGGTGATAGGATGGGCTTTTTCGAGCGCATTTTCGGGAAAAAGACGACGGCCCCGGCCCGTGAAAGCGGGAGAACGTTTGAAATGCTCACCGGCTACACGCCCGCGTTTCGGACGTGGCAGGGCAGCGTGATGGAGAGCGAGCTGATCCGCGCCGCCCTGGACGCCCACGGAAGAAACGCCGCCAAGCTCCAGCCGGTGCTCACCGGATCGGCGAAGCCCAACCTGCAAAGCCGCCTCAAAATCCAGCCCAACGGCTGGCAGACCTGGCCGCAATTTCTTTATCAGACGGCGGTCAACCTGTACGCCCGGAACACGGCTTTTCTCGTGCCGGTGCTGGGCGAGTATGACGAGCCGAACGGCGTGGCCTGCATATCCCCCAACACATGGAAATTGGTGGACTACCAGGGGGAACCGTGGCTCCGGTTTACATTCGACAAACAGCGAACCAGCGCCATTGAGCTGTGGCGGGTGGGCATCCTTACCCGGTATCAGTACAACAGTGAATTGTTCGGCCCGGACAATGACGCGCTGAAACCCACCCTTGATCTGATCGCCATTCAGAACCAGGCCATTGCGGAGAGCGCGAAAAACGGCGCGGTGTTCCGGTTCATGGCGACGGCGTCCAACTTCTCCAGGGACGAGGACTTGGCAAACGAGCGAAAACGCTTCGACCGGGAGAATTTCAGCGGCGCGGGCGGGGCGGTGCTGATCTTCCCGAACACGTACAAGGACGTCAAACAGATCACGCCACAGAACTACACGGTGGACGCCGCAGAGCAAAAGCTGATCAAAGACAACATCATGGACTACTTTGCTGTCAATGAGGCTGTTTTGCAAAACAGCGCCTACGGCGACGCCTGGCTGGCGTTCTACGAGGGCGCGACGGAATGGTTTGCAGTCAACCTGTCCGAAACCATGACCAAAATGCTGTTCACGGAGCGGGAGCGCTCCGGCTATAACAACGGCATTTTCTTTTCCAGCAACCGCATCCAGTACATGAGCAACGCCGACAAGCTGGCCTTTGTCAAAGACATGGCGGATCGCGGCGCGATCACCCGCAACGAGATGCGCGAGGTGTTCAACCTGTCCCCACTGCCGGAGCCTATCGGCAGCCAAATTCCCGCCCGCGGCGAGTATTACAACGTGAACGAAAACGGAGGTGGAAACGATGACGGGGAAGCCGGAGATCAGGGCGTATAGCTTTGAGATGCGCTCCGAGACCACGGAAAACGGGATGGGCCGCCTGACTGGGCGGCCTATTGTATACGGCGTTCGCACCAATATTGGGCCTTTTGACGAGATCATCGAGCCGGGCGCTCTGGATCGCGCCGACCTGCGGGACGTGCGCCTGCTGGTCAATCATAACACCGACATGATCCCGCTGGCCCGCAGCCGTAACAATAACGCGAATTCCACCATGCAGCTGTCGCTTGTGCCCGAGGGCATGGATTTCCGGGCCGATATCGACACCGAGAACAACAGCGACGCGAAAAACCTGTATTCGGCGGTCATCCGGGGAGATATTTCCGGGATGTCCTTCCTGATGTTCGTCGATTGGGATAGCTGGGACGATCTGGAGAGCGACCACCCGACACGGCATATCCGCTCGATATCCCGTGTATTGGAGGTGTCCGCCGTCACCTTCCCGGCATACGCCGCCACATCCATTGAGGCGAGGGGTCTTTCCGACGCGCTGGACAGCGCCCGGAAAGCGCTGGACAGCGCGAAAGCCCACGCTTTGACGGTGGAGCGGCAGAAACAAAAAATCAAACTGCTGACCCTTTTGTGAGGTGAGAAAATGCTGAATCTCAATACCTGCACCATCGAGGAGATGGAAGCTCGCCAGGCTGAAATCCTGACGGAGATGAACAACGAAAACGCCGACCTGGACGCCCTGGAAAAAGAGGCCGGGGAAATCCGCGACGCCCTGAGCGCCCGCCGCAGCGCCGCCGCCCGCCGCGCCAGCATCCGCGCCGCCGTGGCCCAGGGCGCGGGCAGCGTGATCGAGGAGCGCACCGCCGAGCCCAGGGCCCGCACCCTGGACGAAATCCGCAACAGCCGCGAGTACATCAACGCATACGCCAACTACATCAAGACCGGCAACCCCGGCGAGTGCCGCGCTTTGCTGACCGAGAACGCTTCCAGCGGCGGCCAGCTGCCCGTGCCCGTGCTGGTGGATCAGATCGTCCGTACCGCCTGGGAGCGTGACGAAATCATGCGCCGTGTCCGCCGCACCTTCTTCCGCGGCAACCTCAAGGTGACCTTCGAGCGCTCCGGCGATGTCGCCTACGAGCACGCCGAGGGCACTACCGCGCCCACGGAAGAAAGCCTGACCCTGGGCATCGTGACCATGATCCCCAAGAACATCAAGAAATGGATCCACATCTCCGACGAGGTTGTGGCCATGGGCGGCGAAACCCTGCTGCGCTATGTATACGATGAGCTGACCTATCAGATCGTCCGCAAGCTGGCCGCGCTGATCATCGCCGATATTGCCGGAGCGAGCACGTCTCACAGCGGCTCCGCCATCGGTATCCCCAAGGTCACCGTGGCCCCCGGCGTCAATACGATTGCCACCGCCGCCGCCAATTTGAGCGATGAAGCGGTGAACCCCGTCGTGATCATGAATCGCCTGTCCGAGGTCAACTTCCGCGCCGCCTATGCCTCCGGCAATTTTGCCGTTGATCCTTTCGAGGGTCTGCCCCGTGTGTACACCTCCGCGCTGCCCGCCTATGACACCGCCTCCGACAATGCGGTCTACGCCATCGTAGGCGATCTGGAGGGCGCACAGGTCAACTATCCCGAGGGCGACAACGTGGTGATCAAGTACGACGACTTGACCGAGGCGCAGGCCGATATGGTCAAGATTGTGGGCCGCCAATACGCCGCCCATGCGGTCACCGGCCCCGGACGTTTCTGCAACATCGCCAAACCCGCGGCGGCTACCACGTAATGAAACTGATCTTACTGCGTGACGCCCGAATCCGGCATAAAGCGGGTGAGATTGTAGAGGTCGGCCAGCAGGAAGCCGGATTCCTGCTTTCCGTGGGCTCCGCGGTGCAAGCGCCGAAGGAAGAGCCCAAACCGCCCAAGAAAGGGAGCAAAAAATGAAACTGATGATCGCCGTGCCCGCGCGGGATTATATGCATGTGGATTTCGTGCGAAGCCTGACCGACCTGCTTCTGCGGCTCAAGAGTGGCAATGCAGACTTTGAGCTGCGTCTCTGTCCGGGAACGCTGGTGCACGTAGCACGCGATAATCTGGCCGGGCAGGCGATCAACGGCAATTTCACCCACGTCCTGTGGCTGGATGACGATATGGTATTCGGCCCGGAATTACTGGACGATCTGCAATTCAGCGGGAAGCCCTTTGTCACCGGCATTTGCCATGCCCGGCGGACGCCGTACAATTCGTGCCTGTTTTCCGATCTCGACCTGAACCACCTGACCCGGATCGAGGAGTATCCGGTCAATACCTTCGAGGTCGCGGGCTGCGGCTTCGCCTGTGTGCTGATCTCCACGGATATCCTCAAAGAGGTTATGCTGCATTACAAAACGGCGTTCCTGCCCATGAAGGGATACGGCGAGGATTTGGCCTTCTGCCTCCGGGCTCGGGAGCTGGGGCATCACATCTACGCGGAGCCGGGGGTTCGGCTGGGCCACATCGGCCATGTGGTGATCTATCAGGAGGATCACGATAAATACATGCGCGACCTGGAAAACCAAGGGGGGATTTGATCATGCTGGACAAGGTGAAACTTGCCATGGCGATCACCACCGACGCTTACGACAACGAGCTGCTGGACTTGATCGACGCCGCCGTGCTGGATTTGGGCATCGCAGGCATTGACAACGCCATGCCCACCGACAAACTCTTCCAGCGGGCGGTGATCACCTACTGCCGCATGATGTTTCACTCCCCCGCGGATTTTGAAAATCTGCGCCGGGCCTACGAGACCATGAAGGGGCAGATGCGCAGCGCTACGGGCTACACGAATTGGGGGGCTGGTGCGCATGGTACGTGCTGACGTGCTGACGCTAATCAGCGAGGCCCCGGCCGCGCATGGCGCGTTCGAGAGCTACACGCCCACGGAGCGCCAGGTTTATTGCTCCGTGCGCTCCGTGGGCATGCGCGAGAGCTACGAGGCCATGAGCCACGGCCTGCACCCGGAATGGGTGTTTGAGCTGACGCACAGCTTTGAATACCAGGGCGAGAAAAAATGCCGTTTTCGCGGCATTGCCTACAACGTCATCCGCACCTACGTTACCGAGGCGGACGGCATCGAAATCACGGTGGAACGGGGGAATGAAAGTGTATAGCGAGCTGGTGACAGCCCTGAAAAATACCAACATCCCCTTTGCGGAACACGCCTGGGACACGCGCCCGGCGGTCAATTACGGCGTGGTAGCGATTGACGGCACGGCGGCCAGTTTCCAGGCGGATCAGCACACCGAAAACCAGGCGCCCCAGGGCACCGTGGATCTTTTTACCTACGACAACGACCGAACCGACATGGAGACCATACAGGCCGTGCTCAACGGCTTTGAGGGGTGCGCGTGGTATCTGGAGAGCGTGCAGTATGAGGACACTCCGCGCCTGATCCACTGGGAGTGGGTGTTTTCGCTGGAAAGCTGGTGAGGACATGGCGAAGCTCAACGTCAAGGGGCTGACCGATTTTTCAATCCAGCTGGCGGAGCTTCAGCGCGGAAGCCCGCAGGTGATGAGCGCCGCCGTCTATGCCGGATCGGGGAAAATGGTGGAGGCCGTCAAAACCGAAATCCAGGCCCTTCCTACCCAGGAGGGATACATGCGGCCCGGCGATCTGCGCGACACCGTGACCAAGCGCGAAAAGGAGGAGCTGCTGTCCCACGTGGGCATCTCGGCGATCACCCTGGAAAACGGCGTGTGTTCCGCAGCCATCGGCTTTGACGGGTACACGAAAACAGCCACAAAAAAATATCCAGGCGGTGTGCCTGTGCCGCTGATCGCCCGCTCCGTCGAGAGCGGGAGCAGCGTTCGCGTAAAACATCCGTTTATGCGCTCCGCAGCCAACAAGAACAAATACGCCATCCAAGAGGCCATGAAGGCCGCCGCCGAGGCGAAAATCAACGAAATCACCAAATGAGGAGGGATGCGATATGGCGAAGGTCGGTTTGTCCAAATCCTACTACGCCATCTATACTTACGTCGAGGGAACCGGGATCACCTATTCCAACGGCGGCCTGCTGGGCAAGGCCGTGGACGCGGAGATCAGTCTGGACAACGGCGACCCCGTAAAATTCTACGCGGACAACGGCCCCGCCGAGAGCGCGAACGTGTTCAACGGCGGGACGCTGACGATCACAAATGATCGCCTGGCCCTGGCCCCTGTGGCTGCCGTGCTGGGCCTTACCACTTCCGCCCTGACCGAGCCTGCCAGTGGTACGCGCCTGGTATTCCCCGCCGATCTCAACGTGCCCTATGTGGGCTACGGCACCATCCGCAAGGACATTACCGACGGGTCGCCCAGCTATCAGGCGATCATCCTGTACAAGGTACAGTTTAAGGTGCCGAACGACAGCCTGGCCACCCAGGGCGAGACGGTGGAGTTCAGCGGCCAGCAGTTCACGGCGGCCATAATGCGCAACGACGCCAGCCCGGCGGTCTGGAAAGAAATCGCCACTTTCGCCGACGAGGCCAACGCGGACGCCTACATCCGCACGGTGCTCTCGATCCCCAGCACATAATAACCCATGATCCCCGCGTCAGCATGGCGCGGGGATTTTTTGGAAAGGAGCAAAGCCATGAAAACAGCGGAAATCACGATCGACGGAACCAAATACCTGGCGGTATTTAACAACGCCGTGCTGACCCAGCTTGAGGACAACGGGCTGTCCTTGCGCGACCTGAAGGAGAAAAAGCCGGTATCCAATATCGCGCTGATGATGTCCCTCATGATCCAGCAGGGCGCGAAGTACGCGGAATACAAGGGCCTGGGCGCTTATCCGACCATCAATGCGGAGCAATTCGCCTTTTTGACGGATTACGGCGACTTTGCCGACTATCAGCAGCTGATCGCCGACCTGATCGCGGGCGACCGGCACGTGGAGGCCGAGCCCGAAAAAAAAGACGAAGCCGCGGCGGAGGCGGCCCTGATCAACTAACCTCCGCATGGTTTATCTGGTATGGCCTGCATTTGGGGCTGTCACTGTCGGAGACCATGATCATCCCGCTGTGCGAGCTGCTTGACCTGATCTGTGTACACCAGATCAAAACGGAGGGCTTTGTATATCGCAGCCCGCGCAGCAACCGCGAAGAACTGATGGACATTTTGAGCGCAAAGTGAGGTGGAGCCTATGGCGTCCGGGTCGGTCATCTCCCTGGGTATCCAGGTAGATGGCGAAAAAACGTTTAATGACGCAATAAAAGCGATTGACGCCCAAATTAAAAGTTTTGGAGCCGGTATAGACACGGCCACCGCCTCCATGGACAAGATGGGCGGCGGCGCGGAGGCTTCCGCGAAGAAAACCGCGCTTCTTTCGGAAACAATTCAGACTTTGCATCAAAAACTCGATATTCTGAATGAGCAATACCAAAGAGGCCAGGCCCGCCTGGAAGAGCTAAAAAAGTCGCTGGACGCCGCAAAGGCGTCCAGCGACCCGAATGAGATCGACAAGGCAACAAACGCCTATAACAGCCAGGTCAAAACCTTGGCGACGCTGCAAACGAATATCGAAAAAACAAATGCAGCGCTGATTACGGCCAACAAAGACTATAAAGACGCCACCAGCATCACCCTTAAGCTCAAGGATGCTTGGGAGACGGTTCAAAAGACATGGAATAAACTTTCTCATAATGTCGTAATAGACAAAGTTAAAAAGGTATCAAGCGCGACGATTGACGCGACTGCCGAGATAACAAAGTATGTCGCAGAAGCCGCCGTACAGGCCGGACAATATATTTTTGACCTGACCACCGAGGCTGGCAAGTATGCGGATACCATGCTGACGTTGGCCGACACGTCCAACGTGGACGTGATCAACCTGCAAAAGTGGGAATACGCCAGCCAGTTTGTTGATACCGAGGTCTCCACCATTACGGGCACTCTAACCAAACTGACCAAAAACATGGCCGATGGCGCTGCGAAAACCGAGACCCTTATAAACGGTTATGAATTAAAGCAGGAAGAAGCATTTGAGAAATTAGACGAATTATATAAAAAACGCAATGCGGCAATAGAGGATGGAGATAAAAAGGCTATCGCGTCCGCGAACGAAGCCATAGAAAAACAAAAAGAAGTAATAAACAAAATTAACGAACAACTTAATAACGCAAGCTCTGACATGGATAAGGCTTTTGCAAAACTTGGCGTTTCGACCAAAACGGCGTCGGGTCAGCTGAAGGATGCTGAAACCGTTTTCTGGGAAGTTATCGATGCCTTAGGTAATATTGACAACGAAACGGAACGCGACGCTTTAGCCATGACATTGCTTGGCAGAAGCGCAAAAGATTTGAATCCATTGATTAAAGCGGGCAGCGACGCTTTCAAGGCCCTGGGCGACGAAGCCGAATCCGCGGGGCTGATCCTAAGCGAGGACGCCATGAGCGCGCTGGGCGAGGTTGACGACGCAATGAACCGGGTCAACAGCACGATTTCCGGGCTGAAAAAAACGGTAGCCGTCATGTTCGCGCCCGCAATTTCCGAGCTGACAGACGGATTTTCCGCCGTGGTACAGGCCGGGATCGAGATGGTCAACGGCACGGAGGGCAGCGAGGAAAAATTCCTGGCGGCGATCGACAACCTGACCGACACGGCCATTCGCCTGCTGGACGATATGCTGCCGGTCATCCTCGAAACCGGCGTTAAAATAATCGTTAATTTGGTGTCCGGGATTTCTAATAATATAGAAAAAGTGGCTTCGGCAATAACGAATGTCATTAAAGCACTTTTGGAGACGGTAGTCGAAAACCTTCCGGAAATTATCAATACTGGTGTTGGTATTATCATCGCGTTGATCGATGGGATTATCAGCGCCATTCCCACGCTTGTTGATAATCTGCCTCAAATCATCGTTGCGATTGCAGACGGGATAATAAAACTTATTCCCAAATTGTTTGAGGTTGGCGGGAAATTGGTTCTTGGCTTATTGGATGGTATAGTGAACGCCATCCCGATGCTGCTTGGAAAGATCAAAGAGGCCCTGGGGTCTGCATTTAATTGGCTGCTTGACTTGCTGGGCATTCACAGCCCGTCAACGGTCATGCGGGATCAGGTCGGCAAAATGCTTGTTTTGGGCATAGCTGACGGAATCACCGAATCCGCGGACGTGATCCAGGAAGCGCTGGACAGCGCCGCGCCTGATCCTGCAAAAGTAGTCGCTTCTCTGGATACCGTCACCGATGCGTTTGACGTTACGACAGACGTATTGACAGAGGGCTTCTCCGCGGTCGTGAAAGCCGGTAAGGAAATGGTGAATGGCACCGAAGGAAGCAAAGAGCAATTCTTAGACGCTATTCATAGTCTGGCCGACAAAGCAGTGATATTCCTCAACGACATGCTGCCTGAGATAATCGAAACCGGTTTAGAGGTCGTGGCAAGCCTGCTTGAAGGCATTTCAAAAAATATGGGACGGCTTCAGGAGTTTCAGAAAGTTATCAATAAAATACTTAATATCATCTCCGAGAACATGCCGCAGCTCATCCATGCCGGTGTCAACATCCTTTTGGCCTTGATCAACGGCATTATAGACGCTATCCCTTCCCTTGCGGCTAAAATGCCGGAAATTATCGAGGCTATTGTCTCCGGCCTGGCCAAGTTGGCCCCGCGTCTCTGGGAGGCCGGAAAAAACATCATTGTCGGCCTTTGGGAGGGCATCAAAGAGAGGATCGTCTGGCTCTGGGAGCAGATCAAGGAGGCCCTGGGCTCGGTATTCGGCTGGCTTCTTGACCTGCTGGGCATCGAAAGCCCGTCTAAGGTCATGCGTGACAAGGTGGGCAAGATGCTGGTGCTGGGCGTGGCCGAGGGCATCACCGGATCGGCGGATAAAATCCAGCAGGCCCTCGATGACGCTATGCCGAGCCCCGAGGAGATTGTCGCCTCTGTGGATAACGTGAGCGTGGCGGCCCGGGTGACGGGCAGGGCGGCCTCCGGCAGCGGCCCGCTGCCGTGGCAGGATAACCGGCCTATCATCCTGCGGCTCAACGACCGGGAGCTGGGACGGGCCGTGCGCGGATACGCGAGGGGGTACGCATGATCGTTAAATATGTCAACCACACCCGGGCGGAGTTTACGCTGTACGGGGACGATCTGACCTTTATTGACCCCATGGAGCTGCACACCTGGGAATGGAGCTATGAGCTGGCAAACAGCATCACCGGCATGGGCGGCAGCGCCCAGAGTTTTTCCCAGTGGCCGCGAACCTTCTCCCTGGAGCTGCGCATGCGGGGCCGGAGCCGGGCGCATTTTTACCAGCAGGTCAACGCCCTGGCCGCCGTGGCGGACGCGGACGTCATCGCCCGGCAGCCGGGCCGCCTGACGGTGATTGCGCCCGACGGAAACGCCCAGTATTTGTCCTGCTACCTGGCCGTGGCGGGAGACAAACCCGAGCATCCGCGATTGAGCAATTTTGCCACCCGGACGGTCACGGTGCTGGCGGTGGCTCCCTACTGGGTGACGGAAACAACGACGCTGATCAACCCATCCACCGAGGAGGAGCAAAGCAGCACCCTTGGAAAAAAATATAACCTGCGCTACGGCTACCGGTACAGCACCGCCCTCAGCGGAAACACGGTCAACAATACCCATTATACGGCGGCCCCCGCGGTGATCACCATTTACGGCCCGGCGGCAAACCCGTCCGTGGTGATCGGCGGCAACACATACGCCGTCAACGTCACCCTGCTCGCCACCGACCGGCTGGTGATCGACCAGATCACCCACGAGATATACACGGTATCCGGCTCGGGCGCAAAAACCAACGTGTTCAACAACCGGGACAAAACGCATAATATTTTCGCGCCGATCCCGACGGGCGAAAACGCAGTGGTTTACAGCGGCGAATTTGTCCTCAGCGTTGCCCTGATCCAGCGGAGGAGTGAGCTGCTGTGGACAGATTGACATGGATCCATGCCGACGCGCAGCTGCGGGAGCTGCGCGTCCTGAATGAAATCACCGCAGCGGATATGCAGATCGACATATCCGCCGGGGCGCAGCTGATAGACAACACCTGGAGCGTCACGGTGCCCGAGGATTTATGGAGCCTGGCTCCCATCCTGGAGGGGCATTATATCTATTCTCCGGGCACCGAATGGGGCGGGCCGGTGACGCTGATCCGGCACGACACGGCGGCCCAGGCCGTCACCCTGCAAGGCCCAACCTGGCGGGGTTTGCTGTATCAAAAACGCATTTATCCACCGGCAGGGGAGGGATACCTGGAGATCACCGACGACGCGAACAGCCTGATCGCCCAGGTGATCGGCAGCGTTTTCGGATCGCTGTTTACGGTGGATAGCGCCAGCGCAGGCGTCACCGTGACGGCGAAATACCGCTACCAGAGCATGGCCGCAGGGCTGGAAAACACCCTGCGCAAATACGGCCTGCGGCTGGGCATCGTGTTTGACAACACGGCCCCCGCGGTGATCCTCAGCGCGGAGCCGGTGAACGACCTGGAGCAGACGGTGGAGATCAGCCAGGATTACGGCGTGGATTTTGTGAGCCAGATCGGAAACGTGGAACTGGCAAACCATTGCCTGGCCCTGGGCAGCGGGGAGCTGGCCGAGCGGATGGTGCTCAACGTGTACCGGGTGGGAACCACCTGCTATCTGATCCGCCCGGAATCCCTGCCGGAGAGCGCCGTGCGAACCGTGCTGCTGGACTATCCCAACGCCGAGACCGAGGACGATCTGATACAAAGCGCCATTGAGACGCTGCAAGCACATGCGCCCGCCCAGTCCATCGACGTGAACGAGCTAAAAATCGACGTATCCGCCGACCTGGGCGACCGCATTCCGGTGCGCGACCGCGTGACCGGGCTCACGGCCACCAGCGAGATTATCAACAAAATTTTGACCATCCAGAACGGAACGACCGCAATCAGCATGAAAGTCGGACTGCTCACCATTGAGGAGGCATAATATGGGCCAGAAGGGAATCACGATCTACACGCCCCCGGACGCGGGGCCGCATATCTACGCGGAGGACGACGCACAGGTGCATCGCGCCCTGATCGGCACGCAAAGCGGGATCACCCTGGCCGACAACAAGCTGGCCTGCACCATCGTAAACGACAACACCGTGCGCCTGGCGAGCGGCGTATACAGCATGCAGGGCTATTTGATCGCCGTGGTTGGCGGAACTACTGCAGACATCACGGTGGAGAGCGGCACGGCGGGAGCCTACCGGCACGACCTGCTGGTGGCGGATTTTGTCCGCGGCGGGGGGGACGTGGCCGACCAGTTTATTTTCCATACGGTCAAGGGCGCGGACGCGGCCAGCGCCGCGGCAGCAGCCGACCCCACGCTGATCCAAAACGACCTGATCAGCAGCGGCAGCCAGCGGCAGGAGGCCCTTTACCGGCTGATCATCAACGGCTCGACGCTGGAGAGCGTGGAGCGGGTGGCGAGCTACATCGGCAATGTGTACCAATGATGGGGTGATTGAATGGCATTATATGTCTACGATCTGCGGATCAACGGCCTGGAGGCCATCAAAGCGCCGCCCGGCGCAACTCTGACGCTGACATGGACGCCAGCCGGAAGCGCGTATCGTCAATCGATTGCCAGGGACAATAACGGCAGTATGTTTTCGCCGACATATATTGCGCAAAACCTGGACAAATCGGTGAATACCTATCAGGTGACAGCGCCGGAGACGGGCGGAGAATATTTTTATTTTGCCATCCACACGAGGCAAAACGACGGGAGCGGCGGATTTGGCAACCGGGCCAACGTGCAGGCGGGCACCGTGACGCCCGCCACCACCCCGGGGAACGTGGCGCTCACGTCGGCTTCCGCGCTGCCCGGGGAAAACGTCACGCTGTCCTGGTCGGCCAGCATCCCGAGCGAATATTCCGGGTTGACCGGGTACGAGATCGCCCGATCCACAAGCCCGGATACCGTCGGTACGGTGGTTTATACCGTGGATGCGGCTACCCTTCAGGTGGCCGTCGAGGCCAGCTCCACCGCGGGTGAGACGTACTATTACCGCGTCCGTTCGGTGGCCTATTTCCCGGACGGGAACAGCGAGTGGTCGGCGCCAGTGCCCCTCTGGGCCATCCTGCCGCCCGCCGCGCCGGTGCTGACCGCAGGGGCCAACACCTACAACCCGCGCCCGCGCATATTTGCGCGGACGGGAACGGGCGAGGCCCCACTGTCCATCGCCGCGCCTGGCATGAATATCAGCCGCACCGAGGGGCTGGCGAACAATGACGGCGTGCTGATGCAGCGCGTGGACGACATCGAGCCCGGCGGATCGGCGACGGTGACCGCTGCCGTTACCGATAAATACGGGATCAGCACGTCCGCCTCCGTCACGATCCAGCGGATCGTGCCCACCTGGACGGATAACCCCATCGTGGCGGGGGAAACCGTTGTCAAGGCCGCGCATATCAACGAGCTGCGGGCCGCGCTGGACACGATTTGCGATTATTACGATATCGACCGCACCGCATGGGGCGAGGAGGTCGAGGCAGGCACAACGCCGCTGTATAACTGGATTGGACATGCCACCGAGCTCCAGGACACCGTGCGTCGGATCGCCGGGGTGATCAACGCCTACGATCCGGACAGCCCCGCCAACCGCGTGATCCTGCCCGCCATGCCCTCGCCGGACTGGGCCAGCGCGGAGATCATCAACCAGCTGCGGCAGCTCATTACCATACTGTGATTATCTGAGGAGGTCGGCCATGAGCGCGATGAACGTTATCACCGCTGATTTGATGCGGGACGTGATGGCGGTGACAAAACCGCTGTATCAGTACGATTACGGGCAAATCCTGCTATTCCGCGGCGTTGCGCTGCCAAACGTGTACGAGGTGCATTTTGCCAACAACCGCTGCGGCGAATCCACAACGTCCATCGGCGGGCCCGAGGGCGTGGCGATCCCGGACATGTATTTACAGTCCGGGGTCAATATTTATGCCTGGGTTTATCTGCATACAGGAGAAGATGATGGCGAGACCGAGTATAGCATCATGATCCCTGTACTCAAACGGGCGTCGATCAGCGACGCACCGCCCACGCCCGTACAGCAGGACGTGATCACCCAGGCCATCGCCGCCCTGGACGCCGCCGTGGAGGCCACCGGCGCGGACGTGATTGCCGCCGCAGCCAGCGCAGAAGCCGCCGCCGCCAGTGAGGCCAGCGCCGGGGACAGCGCTGACGCCGCCGCAGCCAGCGCAGAAGCCGCCGCCGCCAGTAAGGCCAGCGCAGGGGACAGCGCAGAAGC